TGTTTCATAAACAGTTACATAATTATATTTTCTTTTATTAATATTATAATATTTATTATTATATTATTATACTAGTATTATAATAATTTTTATTAACTATAAATTATAATTTGCCATGCGCTACAAAGAACAAACTTTAAGAAAGTTAGAAGCCCAATCCACAAAACTAACTACATTAGAAAGAGCTATTTCAAATACTGATATTTCTGGAGCTGATGCAATAATTCAAATTCAAAGCATTAGAAAAGAAATTGATTTAGTTGTTGAACGATTAGGATTGGAATCTGATGAATAAAACTGCTTTAAAAATATTAGTTGGAGTTGTCGCGCTAGCATTAGCTGCTTGCGCGGCATTTTTTTCTATTATAGGTCTATCTAAATTATTTGCCGGCGCAATGATAGCAGTAATAGCGATGGCATCTACTTTGGAAATTTCAAAATTAGTGATTGCATCTTATCTTTATCAACAATGGAAAGTTGTTAATAAGACATTGAGAGTGTATTTAGTTTCTGCTGTAACAATTATAGCTATAATAACTTCTATAGGTATATATGGATTTTTATCTGGAGCATATCAAACAACAAAATCTAAATATGATTTAACGCAATCAATTACTGACAGTTTAAGTGTTAAGAAATCTTATTTCGACTCTGGATTAGTATCATATCAATCACAATTAGAAAGTAAAACTAATCAATTAAATAATTTATCTTCTATTAGAAATTCTCAAGAGCAGCGAGCATCAAATTTAATTAACTCTAATAAATCTTTTAAATCAGTAGAGAAGTCAGCTTCAAATACAGATAAGTCAATTAAAATATTAAATAAAGAAATTGCTCAGTTGAATGATAGTATTGTAAAATATTCCACTGAGTCATCTAAATTAAAATTAGGAATTACTCAGTCTAGTTTAAAAAATGAACTATCATCAGAATTAGGTTCACTTACTTACATTTCAAAAGTATTAAATGTACCAATGGATAAAGTTGTTAATATATTAATAATTTTATTTATGATTGTGTTTGACCCACTTGCTATTTGTATGGTAATTGCATATAACCAATTAAATGAATCTAAAGAAGATAATTTAGATATATTCACTGATGAAGAACTAGCTGTTATAGTGAAGGATATACAATCAGAAACACCCCAAGAACCAATCGAATCAATTCCAATGGATATTGAACCCCAGGAGCCTATAATTGATGAAGAAGCGGCTAAAATAGCAGCAAAAGTAGAGGCTAAAAAATCTCAAGATAGAGCATCGTACGGAGTAAAAATTTATTAAATAAATAAAAGTTATGAAAGCAAACCCAATTAAAAAAGTTGCAGAGTCAAAGTACAAATCTAAAATTAAAGACAATCAAAGAATAATGATTTGTCAAAATTCTGTACCTGGAGGAAAGTGGTGGAAAGGTACTGAATGTTCAGAATGGGTAATTGTTTCTGAAAAAGCAACTGCTGTATTATGTTACAGATGCGTAAATTTACATGTTGAACCGCCTGTTGAAAGAGGAGCTGTAAATAGATCAGGTCACCCTAAAGGTTGGAAATTTATGAAACTTTATGTAGCAGCTGACGGCACTGTATTTCATAAAGGAGTTGAGCAAACAGATTTAAAAGGTACAATGCCAGTAACTGTTATTGAGCCAAAAGTAGAGAAAAAGAAATTAACCAAGCAAGAAAAAGATGCCGAATTATTAGCTTTGGGTAAAGAAATAAAAGGTTTAAAATCAGATTTAATTCTCGAAACTAGAAAAGGTAAGCGCGCTGAATTAACTAGAGCATTATCAAGAGCTAATCGTGCTTTGAAAAAGTTAATGTAATATCTTTTAATTACAAAAGGAAACCTTATATTACTTTAAATTAAAAATCGATATGACAAAACCAATAAAAATGGACATCTATGAAGATGCTCCTATAAAAGCAAAAAAGAAAATTATTGACTTAGAAGATTCTAAAAAAGAAGATGATACTTTCAATGAGATTGACTATGGATTAAATATAGATGAGTCTGTAATTTATATGCATGGTGATATTATGTTAGGCTCACTATTTGATTTTATATCTAAAGTAAGAATTATTCTTAAAAATCGTCCTGAAGAAAATGCTAATGATCCAATAAATTTATTAATCAATTCCAATGGCGGAGATGTATATGAAGCTTTAGGTATAATTGATTATATTGAGTCTATATCCGTACCTGTTAATATTATAGCAAGAGGAAGAGCAATGTCAGCAGCGGCAATGATTTTAGCTTGCGGTACTGGAAAAAGAATTGCATCTAAATTAACTACTATTATGCTTCACGAAGCGTCAGCTGAAATATTTGGTAAGTCTGCAGATATAAAAGCAAATGCAGATCATATAGATGGATTGGAAAATGATTTCTATACTATGATGGCTGACAAAACAAATCAAACTGAAGATTTTTGGAGAAAGTCTTGCAGAAAAGATTTTTATATATCAGCATCAAAAGCAAAAGAGTTAGGAGTAATTGACGAAGTAATTTAATTTAAAGTTATGCACAAAATAGAAGATACTGAAAAGCAATGGGACTTGTTAATGAATACTATTGACAATTATATTTCTAGTCCTAGAAAAGAAAAATTAACTAAAATGTATGAAGGTTTAGCAGAGAAGATTTGTACTGCACCTGCTTCATCACACTCAACAAGGCATAATTGTTTTCCAGGAGGTTATATTGATCACGTAAATAGAGTAGTAAAATGTTCATTAGAATTATATTCAACTTGGCAAGCTTCTGGCGCAAACGTAAGTAATTTTACAAAAGAAGAGCTAGTATTTTCAGCACTGAATCATGATTTAGGTAAAATTGGAAATGCTAAAGAAGATTATTATATTCCTAACGATTCAGATTGGCACGTTAAAAGAGGTCAAGTATATAAAATCAATGGAAGATTAACCTTTATGAAAGTTCCAGACAGAAGTTTATTTCTACTTCAAGAGTATGGAATTGATGTATCAGAAAATGAATTTTTAGCAATTAAACTACATGATGGTTTATATTCAAAAGGTAATGAATCTTATTTAATGGGAGGCCTTCCTGAATTTTCACTTAATTGTGATATGCCTATATTGTTACATCACGCTGATCATTTAGCTACTTTAATTGAAGGTAATACTAATCATGCTCCTGAAACTTCTAAACAAGAACCAAAAGTAAAATCAAAATTATCTAATATTGGAGACCAGGTTACAAATGAAAATTTAAAATCTGCCTTTGATGAAATATTTGGAACACCATGATAGTAGTAATATGTATATTGTCTTTAGTTATAGCCATAGGAACTTATGGCATTATTAATTTATTAAAACAATTAGAACAATTAGAAGAACAAGTATCTTTTTATATAGATGTAGTTGATGTAGTCAGAGAAAAGGTATTAGATGTTCAAGTACAATTAAAAGAAATTGATATTAAGGGGTCATTTGAAGCTGATGACGAAGTTGGTTTTGTATTTAAAGAAATCAAAGATTTAGCAGATGACTTAACTAATACAATAAACGAAGCGTATGAGCGATAATGTAGAAGAATTAATAATTGAAGCTCCTGTAGCTGAAGTTATTACAGAAGTTACGGAACCTAAAACAAGGGGACGTAAACCTAAAAATAAACAATACTTTACTAAAGAAACTGAAAATGCAATTTTATTGTATAATCAGTTAGAAAATGAATATGAACGTAATAGACTGTATGATGCTGAAATTAAATATCCGTTTGATAAGCTAGTAGAGAATATTATTCATACTTTTAAATTTTATCACTTTGATGTTCCTTATGAAGATGTAAAACATGAAGTTGTAGCTTTTTTAAATGAAAAAATACATAAGTATGTAGATCCAAATAAAGGTAAAGCATTTTCATATTTTTCTATTATTGCAAAAAATTATTTGATTATTCATAATAATGCAAATTATAACAAATTTAAAAATACTGAACCGACTGAAGCAATTGATGATCAAAGAAATATTATCAATGAAGTCTTAAGAGAAGAGGAAGTAGCTGAAAAGAAAGAGTTTATGGATTTGTTTGTAGAATATATGGATAACAATTTAAACGTGTTATTTAAAAAGCAAGCAGATATTCAAGTAGCCGATTCAGTTTTAGAGTTATTTAGAAATAGAGAGAATATTGAAAACTTCAACAAAAAAGCTTTATACATTTTAATTAGAGATAGAACCGGAGTCAAAACTCAATACATTACAAGGGTAGTAAATGCAATGAAAAATGCTTATGCTGAAATGTATTTTACATATAAACATACTGGAAATATTTCTTTAGATAAAGCAAAATTTAAAAAATCAGAATTCCTAGAATAAAGATATTTATTTTAAAGGAATTTATGGATTTTGATATAGAAATTTTTAAAGGAAAGAAATTTTCCGATTTGATGAAAGACATTTACTCTAACAGTTCTAAAAAAGACCGTCAGATTAATATGTTAATTGGTGAATTAAGACCACTAATTAAAAACATAGGGGACGCAACAGTAATTGTACCTTTAATCAAAGAATATATAGAAGTAGGTGTTAAGAATGACGAACACCTTGTAAAACTAGCCGCTGTAGTCCAACGGTTAGTTTCTACTAACAATAGAGTACAAACTGATACTGGAAATTCTTGGATTCTATCTGAAGAAGAAAAGAAACAACTTCTAGGGGAGTTAGATGGACTTGCACAGGATGAAGAAGTAATTAACAAAAAAGTAGTTGATTTAGCTTCACAGCAGGAACAAATAGAAGCTGAACTTAACGATATTATAGACGGATTGAATTAATATGAAATATGAAATCTCAGCCGGGGAAGTTTTAGAAGTAATCTATAATGATGACAAACCTAATTTAATATACGGTTTAAAAGTAAAAGAATTAGGAGGAGGTCCAGCATCTGACGTTGCTGAAGTTACTACTATAACTGCAAAGCCATTAAATATTGGATTTTTAAGAATACCTATTGTAGGTGAAGCTGTTCTATTAATTAAAGGTCCGTCTTCATATGGTACTTCAATTAGAAATACTAGTGACAATTATTATTTAGATGTAGTATCTTTACAATCTAGTATACATCATAATTCATTACCAACTCAAACTGCTAAAACAGTACAAAAAAATATGACTTCTGGCGATGCTGGAAATTATAATTCTGCAGCAGCTGGAAATACTAATAAACCTAAAGACCCAAAAGTAGACGATAACTTTACAGAAAATGATAAAGTTCAGCCATTACAACATTATATAGGTGATATGCTAATTGAAGGTCGATATGGAAATTCAATTAGATTTTCTACAACACCTAAATCTGGTAAATTTACTGTGCAACCTAAATGGTCAAATGGCAAACCTGCCGCTCCGATTACTATATTTAGAAATTCTGTACAGGAAAAAGGAGGTAAGATAAATGGATTTATTACTGAAGACTTCAACAAAGAAGATAATGTAATAGTTCAAGCTTCTGGACAAAATATAGAATTCGAACAAGCTTCTAAAGTATTGTCATCTACTAACAAATATAGTTTAACTTCTTGGAAAGATGAAAATTGGGGAACGACTCCACAAACTTTAATATCATCGGGTAGAATTGTATTTAATAGTTTTCAAAAAGAAATTATAGCATTCGCTAAAAAAGGTATCGCATTATCATCTGAAACTGCTATTACGATTGACGCTAAAGATATGGTATCTGTCAATGCTAAAAAGATGGAATTAGGTACTGGGTCTGAAGAGCCTTTAATTTTAGGTAAAAAATGGAAAGCTTGGATGGAAGATTTAATAGATGCTATTGGAGATTTAACTGATATATCTCCTGTCGGTCCCTGCGCTCCTACTAAATCAGACCCTCAATGGGGAAAGATAGCTTCTTTAAAAGCAAAAATACCTTCTTTATTAAGTGATATTTCATTTACGAAAAAATCATAAAATACTAGTAAATTAATAAACTAAATAATTATTAAAAAGAATAATATGAACTCAAAAGATTTTATACAAGCGCTTCGAAAAGTAATTCGTGAAGAAGTTTCGACAGCAGTACGTACAGAGTTAAAACATTATGGTTCCGTAATTACAGAAACAAAAAGACCTGTTAAACAAGAGGCTACTCCTACATACACTAACGCTTATAAACCTAAACCTAAACCAAAGCAACAATTTACAAAAAATTCTATGCTTAATGATATTTTAAATGAAACAGGTGGGTTTCGTTCTGAAAATCCTTACGCTTCAATAAACGAAAGCATGGTTGATTATAGTGGAGATTTTGATGAATGGCCTACAATGCAAATGGGAGCTAGACCTTCATTGGCAATGTCAAAGGCAGCTGCAATACCGTCTGTTGATCCTGAAGGTAGACCGATTAATCCAGCAAATGTTCCTGAAGAAGTAGTTAATGCAATCACAAAAGACTATTCAGCTTTAATGAAAGCAATTGATAAGAAAAAAGGACTATAATGTCATACGAAAAAAGATATAATACGATTGATTTACTTCCTGATGTAGCAGTAGGAATTAAACTTCCTATGTTAAGATCTGATGGAGTTCTATTCGAGTTATCTTATTCAACGGAAGATCAAGTAATTTCAAATTTAAAAAATTTAATTCTTACTAGAAAAGGAGAACGTATAATGCAGCCTGAATTTGGAACTACATTACAAGATTCTTTATTCGAACAAAATACAGAATTGTTAACAACTTCTATTAGAAATTCTATACAAGATGCAGTTAAATTTTGGTTGCCATATGTTAGTATTGACACATTAACAGTAGATCCAGTAATAGCAGTTTTAGGAAATCAAGAAGATCATGGAGTATCAGTATCAATTACAGTTTTATTAAATGGTCAAAAATCAGAACAAATCATTACATTTTTAGTAACAGCAAATTCAATTGAATTAATATAATATGGCACAAACTAAAAAAGATATAAGATATCTTAACAAAGATTTTGGACAATTTAGAGCAAACTTAATAGAGTTTGCAAAGAATTATTTTCCAGATACTTACAACGATTTTAATGAAACTTCTCCTGGTATGATGTTTATAGAAATGGCATCTTATGTTGGAGATGTCTTATCATATTATACAGATAATCAATTAAAAGAATCGTTTTTGCAATATGCAGATAATAGACCAAATATTTTAGCATTAGCGCAAAATGTTGGATATAAAACTAAAAATACAATTCCAGCAACTGTAGATATTGACGTATTTCAATTATTACCAGCTAAGAATACAGCTGAAGGTAAAGCACCTGATTGGGCATATGCTTTAACATTAAAAGAAAACATGATTATTAGAGATGATAAATCTAACTCTGAATTTAGAACATTATCTTTAGTAAATTTTTCAGTATCAAGTAGCCTTAACCCAACAGAAGTATCTGTATATCAAGTTAACGATATTGATAACACTCCTGAATATTATTTATTAAAGAAAAAAGTTAAATCAATAGCAGGTACGATTCAAACTAAAACGTTTGAATTTGGAAATGCTAAAAGATTTGATAAAATATTAATCGAAGATACTGATATTATAGAAGTAATGTCTATAACAGATTCAGATAATAATAGTTGGACTGAAGTTCCTTTTTTAGCTCAGGATATGGTATTTGAAACAATTGCAAATACAGTGCAAAACGATCCAGATTTATCTCAATACAATGACATTCCATATCTTTTAAAATTAAAGAAAACAGCTAGACGATTTATAACTAAATTTCGTTCAGACAAAAATTTAGAAATTCAATTTGGTCCGGGAGTATCTGATAATGATGATGAAGAATTAATTCCTAATCCAGATAATGTAGGTTCTAGTTTAAGTGGATTACAAATTCAATTTGATCATCCTATAGATCCTTCAAACTTTATGTATACTAAAACATATGGTTTAGCTCCTTCTAATACAACATTAACTGTTAAATATACAACCGGAGGAGGTATTAAATCTAATGTCGCTGCTGGTACATTGAAAAATATTACTTCTATTGAATATCAAATAGACTCACAAAATTTAGATGCTACATTAGTTTCTAGAATAAAATCTTCAGTTGCATGTACTAATCCTAGCCCTGCAGCAGGAGGTAAAAGTGAAGAAACTTTAGAAGAAATTAGACAAAATGCAATGGGTACATTTGCTACTCAACAGAGAGCAATCACTGCTCAAGATTATATAATAAGATGCTATTCATTACCTCCTAAATTTGGTTCAGTAGCAAAAGCTTATGTAATTCAAGATCAACAAATTAATCCTGATAATGGTCAGGAGATGGTTCCTAATCCATTAGCAATTAATCTATATACTTTAGGTTATAATAAAGATGGAAATTTAGTTGGACTGAATCCTGCAGTTAAAGAAAATTTAAAAACGTATATTAGTCAATATAGAATGTTAACTGATGCTATTAATATAAAAACAGCGTATGTTATTAATATTGGAGTTACGTTTGAAATTATTACTTTACCTGAATATAACTCAAATGAAGTATTAATTAAGTGTGTTGATAAATTAAAAGCGACATTTGATAGCAAATTATGGCAAATTAACCAGCCAATTGTTTTATCTAAAATATATACTGAATTAGATAGAGTAGAAGGAGTTCAATCTGTAACTTCTGTAAAAATATTAAATTTATATAATACTACAGACGGGTATTCAGGAAATGTATATGATATTGCAGCAGCAACAAAAGCAGGAGTAATTTATCCTTCTTTAGATCCAAGTGTTTTTGAAGTAAAATATCCTAATTCAGACATAGTAGGAAAAGTCGTTTCTTTATAAAAAAAATTAAATTATGATTTGGTCAATACCAGCATTACAAGATACAACCATATATGAAAAAGATCCGTATAGAAATGCGGGGCTTGATCAAATATTAGAACTTCGAAAAGAAGGAGATTCAACTACAAGTGATTTAACTGAATCTAGAATATTAATGAAATTTGATATTTCAGATCTACCTACAATTTTATCACAAAATGGTATTTCTATAAATGATATATCTGCTAGTTTAAAATTATATACAGCTCAAGAATATGAATTACCTGCTACATATACAATAGAAGCCAAAGCATTGTCAAATAGTTGGACTAACGGTTCGGGATATCATTACTTTCCAGCAGGAATTCAAAACCAACTATCAACTACAGACGGAGCTACATGGATAACTACTCGAGGAACAGGTTCTGCACAATGGACTTCAGGCTCGGGTACTGCTATACAATATAATGAAACTGCAGGAGGTGGAGCATGGTTTACAGCTTCAATAGCATCGCAGTCATTTAATTATAAAACTCAAGATACTATTAATTTAGATATTACTACATTAGTAAAAAATTGGGTAAATAATGTGTATACTAATAATGGAGTAGTAATATCATATAAGAACTCAACTTTAACAGGTTCAAATACACCTTTAACAAATATACAAATTCACTCTTCAGATACTCACACTGTATATGAACCTCATTTATATATTAGTTGGACAGGAAGTTTAACTTATAACACAGGTTCATTAACTCAAATGACGTATGAAGATGATCCTATCGTATATGTAAGATCTTTTAATGCAGAATTTATTAAAGATAAAAAGAATAGAATTTTAATTGCATCTAGACCTAAGTATCCTAGACCTGCATTTACTCAAAATTCAACTTTTGCTGGAATTAAAGCATTACCTAGAAATTCATATTATCAAATTAAAGATGCGCACAATGACCAAATTATTATACCATATAGCGAAGCAACAAAACTCAATACAAATACTTCAGGAAGTTATTTTGATTTTTATACTACAATGATGTATCCTGAGAGATATTATAAATTTGAAATTCAAGCAGATTTTACAGATTTTACAGAATACTTTTCTTCAAATGAATTTATTTTTAAAATAGTTAAATAAAATGGCAAAATACGTTTTACATGAATTCGATAAAGATAAAGTATTTACTGGAGAAATTATACCTTCAAAAGTAGATAATATAAAATATAATCCTTACGAAAAAAATACTGTAGGTCAGACTGTTATTGATATTAATAAAGATTTAAGTAATGCTAGAAATTTTATAAACTTAAATACTACTAAAGTATCTCAAGATAAATTTAATAGAGTAATTGATATTGAAATTAAAGAATTTCTTCCAGCAAATTTAGATAATATTATAAGTGATTTGTCAGATAAAATTGCTGAATTAGAAGCAGCAAAAGCAGAATTGCAAGCTACTAATCAAACTGATACTGAAAAAATAGATAGATTAATGCAGCACATTAACACGCTAGAAGGTCAAGTAAATTTATCAAGTATTATTTCAGATCCAGAGGTAGTTGATTATGTAAATAAAATAGTTAATAACATTGAAGTTGGTAAACGATTTGATTTATATTCTTCATATGAAACAGCGCCTTCAGACGATTTTCAAAATACTAATAGATTATTATCTGAAAATAGAAAAGCAATTGGAGTTTTAGAACCTAATGGATATTTTTGTATTTATGTAGGTAAATTTGACATTTATGGTAAACCGATTCCGGGAGCAAAAATTAAAAAAATATATCAAATCGGAAATGCTGAAGCTATACAAGCATCATCTGCAAAGTACGGAACTCCTCTATATTTTGGAATGAAGATTAATCCAGGATCATTGCCTGAAGGATATACTCCAGAATCAAATTATTATTATCTTAATCCTGATGTAGCTAATGATGCTTTATATGGAAAAACTGGTACTAGCTCTGGAAAAGAACATTGGCAAAAATTTGGTCGAGCTGAATATGAACAAGGTATACGAACTCATCGATGGATAGAGGGAGATGATGGTCAATTAGAAATTTATGCTATTTATGAAAATAAATGGATACCACAATCTATACTTGATGCTAGACCTAAAGCAGATTCCTGGGTCAATGGCAGGATAAAAGCAATTAATGACGCTTTAAAGAAAACAATCGCAGATGATTATGCAGCTACAAAAGCAGAAGTTTCTGCAACCCATTCCGTAAAAACAGGAACTCGTAGAATTATAAAATGGGGCGGCTCTTTCAACGTTGATGTATTTAGTGATGTGCTTAATTTAACTCCAGCTCAGCAAACAGCAAAATGGAAAGACTATTCAGCTAGACAGCTATCACATATTAAAAATTTCCGTAATAATATAGATAGAGCTATTGATTTTTTAGAAACTAATTATGCGATGAAGTTCACCGCAAACAACAAACCAGGTGATGTCAACCAAAATTTAGTTAAAGGTAAAGCATGGTCAGATATTGAAATTGATAAAATTAATTCTATTACTAAAACTTCTATTACTGACGCTTTTAATGCTGCATTTGCAGAAGTTAATAAAACAAAAAGAGTTGTTACAGGTACTCGAACTATAATTACATGGGGTGGCTCTAGTAGAGTTACTGATTATAAAGACGTACCTTTTTATACCGCTGCTCAAAAAGCAGAAATTTTAAATGATTTTGATGTACTTAAATCAAATAAAATTGCGGGATTTGTTTTAGACGCTACTAAATTAGCTAATACGTTAAAATCTACGTATTCAGTAGATATAACAATTCCAGATTTAGAAAAAATACAAACAGGATTTTATAATGATCCTGCTAATAGAGATGCATTTCCTAGCATTTCAAAATTATCAATTGAGAATCCAGATGTATATGAAAAAGATGGAGTATTATACGGAACATGGAATCCTAGATTTCCTTTAGTAAATTATAACAGCGAGCGAATAATGCAAAATTGGGATGTAGTTTACGGTTCAGGTAAAAATAAAGTTGGATGGGCAGCAAATGCTAATATTGATGACGATGGTATATTTGCATTAATTTCATCAGAAGGTTCAGAGATATGGTCAACTAGATTATAAAATTCTACCTAGAATAACAAACTTAGATATTTATATTAAAGACAAAATATAAATGCTAACAGTTTACACAAACCAGAATGAAATTCTAAAATCAACCGGGGCTACTCAAGGGTCTCGGTTAGAAACTGTTGATAAAGAACTTTTAGATGTAAGAAATTTTGCTGTTACATTTACTAAAGGTGCTCAGCCTAATTTAGAAATGCATGTTTATACTCCTGATGGAGTATATTTAACAGGTAATCATAAAACTTTATATTCAATTGAAAACAATGATACTACCTCTCAAAAGGTAGCATATCAACATATATCAATTGACAATGTAAAAGAGTTAGGTGCATTAGGAGTTACAAGAGGTCAATATAAAATTGTATATAATTTATTTGATAATCTTTTAGGTTCTTATGAAGGGCAAAAAGCTTTTATAAAAGAGATATCTCCTTCTAGAAGAGAATTAAGAATTCAATTATCACAAAATAGTCCAGAACTTCTTCGACAATTAAGCTCACTTAAATCTAGATGGGAAACTTTATCCCGTGATGATATTTTTGATTCATTTGTTATTAACTTTGGGTTCAATGATACATATCAAATTATAAATTTAAGATTTGATACTGACACTGATATACCTGAAATTGTCGCTAAATTATACGAGCCACTTCCTTCTAGATTTGGAGAAAAATCTAAAATTTGGATTTCTGAAGAAATTTTAGTTCCTATTATAGAATCTGTTTCTATAGTACCTAAATTTATAGGAGACCCAGTAACTAATTTAGCAGGCCCTAACTTTGAATTAGAAGGTACTGACGGAGGTTCAATTGCAACTGATTTTAAATCTTGGAATGATTTACTATCAGAAAATATGTCTACTTCACAACAATTAATAGATTCTTATTTTTCAGGATCATTATCTGGAATTAAATTAAATATTAATTATAGAGATTTTTCTAACTTTATACATTATGGTTCTGCAGTAGAGCGAGTTAAGAATTTTAAATATAAACTTGAATTAATTGAATATTTTTCAAGTCAGTTAGAATCTTTAAAATCTATAGAAAATACAGATATTATTGATGTTAATATTCAAGACACTTATACTAAACGAAATACAGTAGTTTCTGGGTTTGACGATTTTGAAAAATACTTATTTTTTGAAAATACAGGAAGTGCTTTATATTCGCATGTAGATAACACTTCAGGCTCTATTAATCCTTGGCCTAAAAAAGGAATTTCAAGTACGTCATATACATGGGCTGCTGCATATGAATTTTGGGATCAAGCTTATACTACATGGAATGCATATGCTTCTTATGATCCATATAGTTATTTTGCAGATCAAGTTGAAATAAATTCTGTACAAGGTTCTGCATATTATTACGATTTGTTAGAGCAAGCAGAAATTTATGATAAATTTAATGTACATGCACTGACAAACACAGTGCCATTGCAAATTCAAAACTCTTCAGATGGTGAAGATTATGCATTGTTTGTAAATATGATATCACAGCATTTTGATATTTTATGGACTTACATTAATAATTTAACTGCTATAAAATATAGAGAAGAACACCCTAAAGATGGTATGCCTGATGATTTACTTTATCATGTAGCAGAATCAATGGGATTCAGTTTACTAAATGGTAAATCTACTTCTGAATTATGGAAATACTCGCTAGGTACAAATGCCGATGGTACAATAAATTCAGATGATATTCCATTAATTGCTACTTTATCTGACGAGTCAAATACCAAAGAAGTTTGGAGAAGAATTGTAAATAATTTACCTTACATTTTAAAAACTAAAGGAACATCTAGAGCAATTAAAGCTTTAGTAACCTGTTTTGGTATCCCACAATCTGTATTGACAATTAAAGAATATGGAGGACCTTCTACATTCACAGATGCAGATCATTTTCCAGAATATGTGCATGATGTATATCACAAAGCATGGCTAGCAAACGGCTCAAACTACGTTACTGCTAAAACATATGCCGAGGGTACTCCACTACCTGATACTTTAGAATTTAGATTTAAAACAGATAATAATTTTGCATATGATTTTGGGCAGTCTTATAATTTAGTTGAAATTATAAACTCCTCTAGCTTAGCGCGCTATCAAATACTATTATCTAGAGATAATACTTACAATAACTTAGGGTCTATAATTTTATATAGCCATGACGCACAGACAATTACAATTCCAGGATTGGAAATATTTGATAATAGCTGGCATACTATAACTATTGAAAAAGTAAACACAACTTCAGCCACTGTAAAAGTATCAAAAGCACTATACGGAAAATCTATATATATTAAATCAGGGTCTTTAAATAATTCATTAATTGCTCCAGTTGGAGCTGAAGGATATATATATCAATTTGCAAATAACAACAATGGCTTTGTCAGTACTATTCCATCACCTCAAAAATTTAAAGGTCATATTCACGAAATTAGATTTTGGTCTGGGTCGCTAGATGATAATACTCTTATTGAACATACTCAATCTCCAGCATCTTATACATATGACGTAAATAGAAATATTACAACGACAGGAGAAGAAGCTTTAAAACCATATAATCATTTATTACAAAGATATACATTATCTAACACTGAAGTAGAAAATGCAAATCGTCAATATCCTACTCAGCCTAATTCAACTTTATATACAAAAGCTACGTCTTTAAATTATTTAACTATAAGTGACCCTAGTAATTTTGTTTTAGAAGGATTTGAAGAAACATATTATACACCGTCTCCTTCGCTAGGAGGCTCTAGTTTATATACAAATAAAGTAAGAATTGAATCTTCTTCATTAGATGTAAATAAAAGATTAAATACTAAAACAAGAATTGAAAAATCTTCTTTTGATAGATATTCATTAGATTCTAATAGAGTAGGTGTTTACTTTTCTCCTCAAACTGCAATTAATGAAGATATTTTCAATCAATTAGGATATTTTGAAATTGACGATTATATAGGAGATCCAGGAGATACTTACAGTGAATCTTATAATGAATTAACTAACTTTGCAAAGAATTATTGGTTAAAATATGAAAATCGAAATGACTTTGAAGCTTATTTTCGAGCTTTAGAAATTTATGATTTCACTTTGTTTAAGTATATTAAAAAAATGCTTCCTCAAAGATCTAATGCAGTAGTTGGATTAGTAGTTGAACCTAACGTTTTAGAAAGAAGTAGAGTAAGATTAAATAGAAAACCTACCATAGAAGATTTAACTCATGAGACAGTTATTGCTCAATTTGATCTTCCAATGGGTATGGAGTATGAAGATTTAGAAGGAGAAGTTGACGAAATGATTGCTCCTCCTGCTATTGATTTTGATGACGATCGTCAAGGAATTTTAAATGGGGTTATCATTAATCCTGATATAGATTATGATAATATAGATATAGGAGAATTTTCAGGAATTGCAGTTAATCCTAATATAGATTATGACGATTCTAGAATAGGAGAATTGCCAGGAATTGTATTAGAATCTTATATGCAATATGACGCTGATAAATTAGCAACGTTAGAAAATATATTACCAGTATTTACTGAATCTGCTGTCATTAAATCTAAAGATACTGAAGGTTTAATAGACACTCTACCTGTATTAACTGATTCTACTATTATTAAATCTAAAGACAGTAGTATTACAATTAAGCCGACAACCGCTGGAACTATATCAGATATACCAAAAAGTACTGTATTAACTAAAATAGATACTATTAATAAAACAGGTAATGCATGGATTCAAAATAGATATATCGGTCAATATAAATTAACACAGTCTGGTTCATATACACCAATTCAAAAATTTATATCAGGGTCAACTCAGTCAAACTCATTACAAAAAACGAATTTATTTTATAGCAGCGCAGCCTCAGCTTCAGCACAACTTCCATACTCGTCTAGTTATTCTTTTGCTGATGTTCATAGAGAAACTTCCGCGGGTTGGCGTAACGCTAGATATGTTGGATGTAAGTTAACTGCGACAGCTATAAACGTAAATTCAACGCAAACTGTAGACGGAGGCCCTGTAGTTAAAGTAACTAAAGTTAATCCAAATAAAATTGTATTTGCAAACGGTCAATTAACAACTATAGATGAAGCAACTACGGGAATTAAAAAGAAATCAATTTAAAATAAAAACATAGATTAAACTTAGATTTTTAAACATTACATATTTATTTAAAAGAAATTATATTATGGGATACTTAAATAACAGTACAATTACTGTCGACGCAATTTTGACAAAAAAGGGTAGAGAATTGCTAGCACGCGGCAAAGATGAATTTAAAATTACTCAATTTGCATTAGCTGATGATGAAATTGATTACGATTTGTGGAACCCTGCACATCCATTAGGAACTAATTACTATGGAATCATTATTGAAAATATGCCGTTAGTAGAAGCGACAGCAGATGAATCTAATATTATGCGTTATAAATTGGTTACATTGCCAAAGAAAACTGCAAGAATACCAGTTATATCTGTATCACAAACATCTGCGACATTAACTTCTCCAGGTCAAGTATTCTCAATTGTTCCGACTACGACAAACTTTACTTCAGGTAATGCAACTTTAGGATACACTGCTATTTTATCTAATTCAGATGTATGCTCATTACAAGTTGTTAATCCAGTAATGGCAGGTGTTAGTCCGACAGTTCCTAGATTTATCGGAGACGCAGAAGCTGCGACTTCAGTATCAGCAGTTGGATTTAGCTTTAATATTATTGCAAAACAACAATTAGTTTCAGACGTAAGTGCAACAGTAACAATAATTGGAAACGAAACTGGAGGAAGAACATCAGTAACAGTAACAGTTAAGAAAACATCATTAGCAACCTCAACAGGTACTCCAATTACTAATGCTAGATAAATTAACAATTTTTAATAAAATAAAATATTAGCATGGCAATTAATAATCAAGATCAGGGTAGAATGGCTGCTGCATTAGGCGTAAAAGGCGGCGCTCAAGAAGCTGGTCAGGCTGCAACAACTGCTGCTAGATATGAAGGTAGAGCAATAAGAACTAAAGGAGGAGATGCTATTTTCTTAGTTCAAGGTGGAAGAAAATTTGGATTTGTAAATTTTGATGCGTGGTTAGCTTATGGATTAGATAACGGGCAAGGCTTTACTGATAACAATAATTGGACTTTAGTATCTGCCGAAGAAGCTAACGCTATACCAAACGGTGGATTTGTAAATGAAAAAGGGACAGTAATTCCAGATGCGCCGTCAGTATTAGAGCAACCACAAATGATGGAAGAATCTATAAATTTAAAAGCAAGGTCATTAGCCAATGAATTTGTTAAACAATTTCAAATACAAAAGGCTATAGCTGCTTCCGGAAGAGTATTTACTAGATTTGAACCAGTTTCAGATATTTTAGATAACCAACAAGTTCAAGTAACATCTGGATTGTTTTCTTCAAATGCTGCTACAATGTCAGTTATATTTACATCTTCTTTACAATCAACGACTTCAAAAAATTATTATTATGAAGCGTGGAACGGAACGGCAACGACTTCGGAAGCACAATTTTCAGTAGCATACGGTCATAGAAGAGGTTCAGGTTCATCAGCAGCAGGTACTTTAAACGATTCGCCATCAAGAGCTATATATTCACAATATAGATTGTTGCTATTGAATCCAGGCGACACTACATTTACCTTTGGTAATGGAGCATCTTCAGATTCAATTTATGCTATTAACTATAACAGAGCTAGATTAAAAGATAGAATGGACCCAGGCAACTGGCAAATGACATTAGCTCAATTATCTGGTTCGACAGTTCCTAATGCATCGCACACAGGGTCAAATGTTAGAGTTCAAACATTGAATCCAAATTTTATTACGTTAATTGACGATTCAGGAGATGTAAATAATACAGGTACTACAGGATTAGGTAATGTATATAATATAGTATCCGGTTCGCTAACAAATGGAATTTTTAACCCATCAGCCCCTATATATTATGGATTGATGTATCCTGCATTAGGAGTAGTAATTCTTAATGATACAGCTTTAAATGCATCAGCTTCATTTAATTCCGTAACTGGTTCTAATGTAGCTGGAGATAATGCATGGAAATTGTTTACATCAATTTCAGGAGCAATGTCAGCTAGCGTAAATTATGCAATGCAAGCTAGAAATATTGAAACGATTACATCAACTCATTATTTCGTTCGTGTAAAAAATGGAGAATATAATTTTTCAAATAATCCTACTTTTGTAACTGGGTCTGTAGGAGAATTTTCTCAAGCAACATTTATTGGAGATCCTAAAACATATTTAACGACAATTGGTATGTATAATGATAGACAAGAACTACTAGCAGTTGCTAAATTGTCTCAGCCAGTTCAAAAATCATTTTCAGTCGAAACCTTAATCAAGGTTAAATTGGATTTCTAATAACAATTAATTAATACAATATCAATATGATAAGGTACATAGATAATACCGGAGACGATTTTAATAACAGTAACGGAGGAGGATTTAACGACGGCTTCAATAACAATAGACCAGGATTCTTTGGATTGCCTGGCAGAAACTTATTTAGTGGCACTAGAGGAGGAACATCGTTACCAACTAGACCATTTCCATTTCGACCAACACCACCGAGAACAAATCCTGTAGTAGTTACGCCGGCCCCAACACCACAAAACCCAACACCTGCTCCTGTAGTAGTCCAAATACCGGACCCGACGCCAATACCAGCGCCGACCCCTATTGCAGTTCAACCTGAGCCAGCTCCAGTAGTTATTAATACTCCTGCAGTTCGTGAAGAAATTGAAATTCAAGCAGCGTCATTAGCTAATGATATAGTTAAAGATTTAATTAATCAGCAGCAACCAGCAGAAGGCGGAAGAGTATTTTCTAGATTTAATCCTGCAACAGATATTGTTGAAAATCAAAAAGTATTTTTAACGACAGGTTTATTTTCAAATACATCATATGGAGTTTCAATAAACCAAGCTACAATGTCTGCAATGTTTACTGGATCAATTCAAAGCGCTGCGTCTAAACAATATTATTACGAAGCTTGGAATAAAAATCCTATCATTTCAGAAGATTCTGAACCTCAATTCTCAATAGCTTATGGCCATAGAAGAGGCTCAGGTTCGTCCGCTGCTGGTACTCTAAATGACTCTCCGTCAAGAGCAGTATATTCTCAATATAGATTATTACTATTGAATCCAGATGATACTCAATTTACATTGAAAGACGGTACTTCCACAGATTCAATTTACGCTATTAATTTTAATAGAGCTAGAATTTTAGAAAAAGTAGACCCGGGTAACTGGCAATTAACTTTAGCACAATTATCAGGTTCGACAGTGCCAAATAATTCACATACCGGTTCAAATGTTAGAGTTCAAACATTGAATCCAGGAGTTATTTCATTAATAGATGATTCAGCAGATACTCAAGAAGAAAGAGTAACTACGGTGGGAAGAGTAGTAAATGTAGTTTCCGGTTCTATTTTAAATGGAATTCATAATCCTACAAATCCACACTATTACGGGTTGATGTATCCTGAAACGGGTATGATTATTTTAGACGGTAATAAATTAAATGCATCAGCTTCATTTAATATTGTTACGGGTTCTAATGTAGCGGGTGATAATGCATGGAAATTGTTTACTTCTATTTCTGGAGCATTTACTCTAGATCCACTTAACTATTCATTTCAATCAAGAAATTCTATAGTTAGAACGTCAGCACATTATTTCGTGAGAGTAACAAACACAGAATATAATTTTTCAAATAATCCTACTTTTGTAACTGGTTCTGAAGGGGAGTTTTCACAACCACAGTTTTTAGGAGATCCGACAGTATATATTACTACGGTGGGTATGTATAATGATAGACAAGAACTACTAGCAGTAGGTAAATTATCTAAACCAATTCAAAATTCATTCTCAAAAGAATCTTTAATTAAAGTTAGGTTAGATTTCTAAATTTAATAAAATACACCATTAAGTAGACTCTTTGATATTTATATTAAAGAGTCTATTTTACTATATATGGGAAAACCAGGAGTATTTAAAAAAATAAATGATCAAGATAAAACGATCACCCCTTTCAAGGTTCACAGATCTTGGAGCTATACTAATACAGGATCTTTAGAAATAGATGGTATTAGAAAATTAGTTGCTATTAAACCAAATCCAAAAGTTTATTCTGGAGGAAAGGTTACTCTAGATTCATGGCAAACTCAAGCAGAATCTGCTTCATTACTAATTAACACAACTTTAGATTCTGAAGCTTCAATGGTTTGGTATAGTTTAAATCATTTATATTATAAAAGAGCAGGCCGTCCATTTGAAACCTTCGGATATTCAGATCCAGCAGCTATAGAAAGAACTATATTTGATGAAGCATCTGTAATTTCAATTCCTCAAGTAAAATTTGGAGAATCAATTCAACCTGGGTCTGTTATATTAAATTTTTATAATAATATATCTAATACATCAATGTCATTTGTAGATGACGGAAATGGAAATTTAATTGATACTGCATTAAGTAGTTCTATATCTAACGAATTGTTATATTTAGGATTTAATGCAATGACATATTCTCCATTTTGGGATGGAAATCCAACATCAAGTTGGTGGGATAGAACAAATTATGCTCAAGGGCTAATTCAAACAGATACTACTATTCAAGAATTAGAAGTAACCGGTAAAAATATTTTAATTGTCCCTGCAGATAAGGGCTATAATATTATAGGCAAATCAACTTCATATCCATACGGAAATACAGTATTGTTTAATTCTGGGTCGTATATACGTATACCTAACAATGATACTTTAAATTTTAAAAGAAGTGAAGATTTTGCAATTGGAATGTGGTTAGGACATGATTCGACTGCTTTCGCGCCAGCTACGTCTAGTATATTATCAAAAAGAACTACTGCAAAGAAAAATATAAAAACTAGAAACAAGTTAAGTCAATTAGTTGATTATAACTTACCTATAAGTCAATATCCATATGATATTAGAGTATATAGTGGTTCAAAATTAGAATGCAGAACATCTGACGGGTCTCAAACTACGTCAATAACCAGTTCATTATCTCCAAATCATATTAATCATATTCTATTACAAAAAACAGGTTCTAATTTTCAATTATATGTTAATGGCACTTTACAAGGATCTGAAGTAATGTCTAATGAAAATATTCATAATGAAGCGGATATATTTATAGGATCGCTAGGGTTGAAAAATGACGGATATACTAATCAAGGTATGAATGGGTCTGTTGATGAATTTATAGTATTTAGTAAAGGATTAACTCAAACAGAAATTAATCAATTATGCTATACAGGTTCTTTGAATTTAATGACTACTAATACAAATGCAGTTGGAAATGTATTTTACGAACATGGAATGGTAGTAATTTCAGATCCTAGAACAAAATATACTTCAGGATCATTTAGATTATTTAACGATTCGTTATATAATTATAAAACAGGTGCTCAACAGCCAGGCTGTTTACAAAATTTTTATTTTGAATATAACTCAACAGTTACTTTATATGAACATGAGTATGTATGTAGAGCGAAGGAAGATGAATTTAACTTTACTTCTAATTCTACTATACGACAAAACAATGATGAAAATTCTGAAGTTCCAAAAGAATTTGTATCTAATGAACATTTTGCTCCTTATATAACGACAGTTGGATTGTATGATAAGTATGGTAGATTATTAGCAATAGGAAAATTAGGAACACCAATTCACAAACGAAATGATGTCGATCTTAACTTAATTGTTAAATTTGATATGTAATTAAATAAATGTTATGGCAAAAAGAAGAGCAACTTACAGTGTAAAAGCAGTCGCTGCAAAATACGGATTTAGAAGTGGTTTAGAAATGACTATCCACGAATCTTTGAAATCAAGGGGTATAGATGGAGAATATGAAAAACATATTATACAATATACTAAACCTGAAACGCATCACAAATATCATCCTGACTTTAAATTGCCTAATGGCATTTTTGTCGAGACAAAAGGTAGATTTTTGACTGATGACAGGAAAAAACATTTACTTATCAAAGCACAAAATCCAAACTTAGATATTAGGTTTTTATTTCAAAATTCTAAAACTAAAATATCAAAAGCATCTAAAACTACTTATGCAGATTGGTGTATTAAGCATGGGTTTAAATTCGCAGATAAAGACATTCCAGATGATTGGCTAATTTAATTTTGATTATGCGAAAGATTATTATATATTAGTCTTGATGGTAAATACAAAGTTAATTCATTTAATAGATTCGGTTTTAGGAAAAGGCAAAGTTACTAATAAAGGTAACCAAGCTCACTCCTGCCCGTTTTGTCACTCTACTAGAAGAAAACTAGAAGTGCAAACAGTGACCAATGATAAAGGAGAAAATCCATGGCATTGCTGGGTTTGCAACAAGTCTGGAAAAAAGATATCTACACTGTTTAAAGCACTAAATGTAAGCAGAGATAAGATAGCAGAATTGTATAAGCTACTTAACACCCAACCCAAATATAGCTCATCTACGAACTCCGCTTATACAGCATCTACGACACCTCTAGACCTGCCTAAAGAGTATATTCCTTTATATAAACATTCTGAGACAACAGAGTATAAAAATGCTATACATTACTTAAGATCGAAAAGAAAAATAACTCTTTCTGAAATAGTAAAATATGGCATAGGATATTGCGAGTCAGGCGAATATGCTAAAAAAATAATTATCCCTTCTTATGATACAGAAGGTAAATTAAATTATTTTGTAGGAAGAGCTTATTATGATGTAGACTTTAAACATAAGAATCCAGACGTATCTAAAGATTGTGTTGGATTTGAATTGTTTATAAATTGGGCACTTCCTTTAGTTTTAGTAGAAGGCTCATTTGACGCTATTGCAGTTAGAAGAAATGCAATACCATTATTCGGAAAGACAATATCAGAAGACTTACGTAAGAAAATTATTGAAAATAAAGTAAGTCAATTGTATATTTGTTTAGATAAAGACGCTCAAAAACAAGCATTGCAACATGCAGAATATTTCATGAATAATGGAGTTCAAGTTTATTTTGTAGATTTGCAAGAAAAAGATCCTGCTGAAATAGGATTTGAAAAAATGTGTAGTTTAATAAAACAAACACCTCCACTGACCTTTGAAAAATTCATTGAATATAAATTATTCGGATAAATGTATATAGAAAATTTAGTTACCAGTATAGATAAGATAGATAAAATATATCACATAGCTGATATTCACATTAGAAATCTTAAACGACATGAAGAATATTTAACAGTATTTAATAGAACTGTAGATAAAATTAAAAAAACAATTGGCCCAAATGATATTATCTTTTTAGGAGGCGATATCGTGCATGCTAAAACAGATATGACACCTGAATTAGTTCAGTCAGTTCAAGAGTTTCTTAAGATGTTTGCTGATTTAGCTCCTACAATATTAATTACAGGAAACCATGATTGTAACCTAAATAATAAATCTAGATTAGATGCTTTAACGCCTATTGTAAATGCACTAAATCACCCTAATTTATATT